CTACCAGCCGCAGCGCATCTCGACGCACGCCATCGAGTACGCTATCCAGACGTATTCGACGATCTCGGACGCTATCGCCTACACCTATCAGCAAGACGGGCACATGTTTTACGTGCTGACGTTCCCCACTGCCAATGTCACGTGGGTCTACGATGCGGCCACCAACATGTGGCACCAGCGCGGCTACATTTCTAGCACTACCGGCGAGCTAAACCGTCACACGCCAACTTGCATAGCGGCGCTTGGTACGCGCGTATACGTAGGGCATGACACCGAGCCTGAGATTGGCTACTACGATTTCTCGTACTTCAACAATGAGTTCACCAACGCACGCCGTCAGGTGTGGCTGCGGTCGTGGCGGGCGCTGCCGTCAGGCGAGAACACGCTAAAGCGCACAGCCCAACACACCTTGCAACTTGATTGCGAGGCGGGCACGTCTTCGGTAGCCGTGGCTAGCACCACTGGCGCTTCATCAGAAATGCTTGCCAGTCTGCGCTGGTCAGACGACGGCGGGCATACGTGGTCCAACCTCCACACCGTGTCGATGGGCTATGAAGGCCAGACCGGCCAGCGCGTTATTTGGCGTCGGCTGGGCATGACCACCAAGCTGCGCGATCGCGTTTATGAGGTCAGCGGATCTGGCTTTGGTAACGTCGCCATTATGGGCGCCGAGTTGCTTGCGAGCGGCACCAATGCCTAATATCACGCGCATCCCCGCGCAGCGTGTGCCGGTCATTGAAGGGCCGGACAACGTGATGCAGCGCGAGTGGTACCGCTTCTTCAACAACTCGTTCACGCTCTTGGGGCTGGGGCAGAATCAATTCACGCTGGAAGACTTGCAGGTTGACCCGGCGGCACAGACACCTCAACTTGTAACGACGCGGTACGGCTATTTCTACGACACCACTACACAAACCGCCGCATCGATCAACACCGCGTACGGCATGACGTTCAACTCGGTTGGCTTTAGTCGAGGTGTGACCATTGGCACGCCGACGTCGCGCATCTATGTTGATCGGCCAGGCATCTTCAACATTGAGTTTTCAGCGCAGCTCGATAAAACCTCTGGTGGCACCGCGTTTATTTTTATCTGGCTGCGTGTTAACGGCGTAAATGTGCCCGACTCGGCATCCCAAATCCGCATCCAAGGTAACAACGCTGAAATTGTGGCTGCGTGGAATTACCTTCACGAATTTAACGCTGGCGACTACTTTGAAATAATGTGGTCCACCGACGATACAAGCTGTCAAATACTTGCTGCGGCAGCTTCGGCGCCGGTTCCGGGCATCCCCTCGGTCATCTTGACCGTGACAAACAATCTTTGAGGCTTGTATGGCTACCATTGCACCAGTATTCAAGTTTCAATTTCTGGACGGCAACGGCAATCCGTTGACGGCTGGCAAGCTGTACACCTACATCGCCGGGACCACCACGCCGCTGACAACCTACACGACGGCGGCGGGCTCAACGCCCAACACTAACCCAATCATTCTTGACTCCGCAGGCCGCGCTGACATCTTCTTGACGGCTGGTTCGGCGTATAAGTTTGTACTTGCTAACGCAGGCAACGTCACGCAGTACACCGTCGACAACATCACCGCGCCAGGTACGATGTCGACGCAGAACGCCAGCGCTGTCACCATCACGGGCGGCACAATCAGCGGCGTCACCATCACCGGCCCGATCACGGGCGACGTCACCGGCAACCTGACGGGCAACGTCACTGGCAACCTGACCGGCAATGTGACGGGCGGCACCATCGTCGGCGAGTCGTACAACGGAGGTCAGCTCGCGGGCCTGCGCAACAAGATCATCAACGGTGCGATGGAAGTAGCGCAACGCGGCACTTCGTTTACGGTTAACACCGGGTTCGGCGCTAATTACACGCTTGACCGATATTCGCGTATTGCGGTGACTTCAGCGGTTGTGACCGTTACGCAATCTTCCGATGGCCCGGCCAGCGAGCCGACGCTTCCGTACAGCCTCCGTTGTACTGTGGCTACCGCTGACCCCACTGTCACCGCGTCAGAACTTTGGACGTTGCTTCAAAAAATTGAAGGCTATTCTGCGCGCGATCTTATCGGCAAAACTTTCACGCTTTCGTTTTGGGCTCGGTCGGCTAAAGTTGGCACGCATTGCGTGGCGTTTTATAACAACGACTACCCCAGTGCTGACCGTTACTACGTGGCGGAATACAACATCTCTGTTGCAAACACGTGGGAGTATAAAGAGATCACAATCATAGGCGGTTTGATTACCGCCGGGACTTGGGACTGGACCAACGGTAGTGGATTGACTGTAGGCTGGACGCTCTATTGCGGCACGACCCGGCAAGGCGTAGCGGGCAGTTGGCAGTCTGGCTGGGCGTTAGCTACCTCTTCGCAAGTCAACGTGCTGGACACCATCGGCAACATCTTTGCGATTACAGGCGTGCAACTGGAAGTTGGCAACACACCTACGCCGTTTGAGCACCGCCCGTTTGGTGTAGAGCTTGGCATGTGCCAGCGGTACTACGAAAAATCATTTTCGTACGCTACGGCTCCCGCCCAAAATACCGGCGTAACTTTAGGTGCGGCGTACGCCACGGGGCAAGTGGTCAACCAAGCATTTTCTACATCCGTTACGTTCGCCGTGGCAAAGCGAGCAGCGCCGACAATCACCACCTACGCGCCGGATTCTGCTACAGCTAACTGGTCGCTAAACACCACCACGCCAACTGCGGCTACGGCAAACATTGGCGACAGCGCGTTTGCGGTTACCGGCTCTACCGCAGTTACGGCAGGCAATGGCTACTCAATCCATTGGGACGCCAACGCGGAGCTATGACATGCCCATCACCGCTAGGACGTTGGTTGAATCCAAAGCAGTTGAGCAGGTGCAGACAACCCAGTACACTGCGCCCACCACCGCTACGATCATTGACAAGATGACCGCAATCAACTACAGCACTGCGGTCCGAACGATCAGCGTCAACATCGTACCGGCAGGGCAGACTGCGGCGAGCAGCAATCTGGTCGTGCAGAACAAGTCGCTACAGCCTGGCGAAGCGTACACATTTCCTGAGATTGCAGGCCACATCCTGACCTTGGGCGATTCCATCTCAACGCTTGGCAGTCTTGCAGCGTCTATGAGCTTACGAGTTAGCGGCAGGGAGATATCGTAATGAGCTTTTTTAAAGATTTAGAAGATTTTGCCAAAGGCTTTGTTACGACTGTTGGCGGGATAGTTGACGACGTAGCGTCAGCAATTGCGCGACCGCTTGGCGTTCACCCGGACGTAGTTAAAGTTGCTGCTGCCGCGCTGGGGATGTATTACCAAGCGGGAGGTTTTGCTACTGCGGCAGGGGAAGCGGTGTCCGAGGCGGCAGCCGCTGACTTGGTTGCGGCTCACGGTGCAGAGGCGCTTGCGGTTATGGGGGACGCTTCCGCAGCCGCCGAGCTTGCTGCTGCTACAGGCGCCGCGCTGCCCTCTGGCATAGACCCAGCGATGCTTGCGTCGCAGTTGGCCGCTGAAGGTAACATAGCATCTGCGGCGCATATTGCGTCTACCGCAGGCGTTTCTACCGCGCCGATTGTTGACTCTTTGATCGCAAGCGGTCAGTACGACGCTGCGGTGCAATTGACGATGGCTACTAACCCAATGGAACTTGGGTTTGTAAACCAAAACATTGGCTTGGCAAAAACTGCGGCTGAAACCGCCACCGCGTTCCCGGTCGTTACCTCGCCGCTGGCGACGATGGGCGGACCGAACATCCTGATGGACTTCCCAGCGAACATGATTGATGCGTCGCTAGGGCAGTCCTACAACGCGCTTGGCGTAGGGGCGGGCGTTCCTGCGGCTGCGGGGACAGTGGGCGCAGCGACGCCGTTGACTGCGGCAGAGCTTGCTGCTGCGGACGCCAGCGCAGGATTGCTTGGGTCGTCTAACGCGCTAGCTACTGGAGCAGGTGCCGGTACCCTTGCAGGCTACGGTGGCGCTGGTGATGTGTTGAACGCCGCAACCGGCGGAGTAATTACCGGCGCTGACGCCGCTACCGGGCTAGGTGCTGCCGCCGCT